CAACTGGTAACACAACAGAGCTAAAAGACTACAAACGTAACAAAGATAACGAATTTGACCACGTTGAAGTTGAAGAAAAAATCTACACCCTTGAAGAAGAAAAATACTGGGGTCGTTTCGTTGACCAGTTGGACGAACGAGACTCAAACGGTCAAGTAAACATTGATTACGTGCTTGCTCGTCAGACTGCCGAAGTAGTCGCTCCATATCTTGACAAACTTCGTTTCGATGCAGCACTTGGTAATGTAAGCGAAAATGTTGTTATGGGCAAAGAAAAAGGCGCAAACAACGCTTACAATGCAGTTCTTGACGTTTCTGAAAAATTGGATGAACTCGGAATCACTAAAGAACGTTTGCTCTTTGTCACTCCAAGCTTCTACAAAGCGATCAAATCTGAAATCGTTCATTTACCACAAGGTGACGCAGATAAGAAAGTCCTTGGAAAAGGATATGTTGGTGAATTGGATGACTACACAGTCTACAAAGTACCATCTAAATTCTTGCCAAATGTAAATGCCCTTGCTAGTGCCCCTGGTGTCGTTACATCACCAATTCAAATTGACAATACCAAGTACAATGACAACGTACCTGGTCGTTTTGGTGAATTGGTAGAACAATTGCTCTACACTGGAGCTTATGTGCTTGAACACTTCCAAAAGTACATCATCACAATTGCAGACTCTAAGCCTGCTGCTAAAAAATCAGCTCAAGGCAAAACAGTAAACCGTGCTAAAGCGTGGAAGACTGGAACAGCCTATAAAGAAGGTGATACAGTAACGCATGAAGATAAAGTCTATGTTGCTATCAAAGACATCACTAGCTCAACCAATGCACCAGGTTCTGACTCAGCTAACTGGAAAGAAAAAACTGGTAAGAAATAGGTCTTAGTTATGAAATTTAAAATCAAACAAGATTTCTATGATTGGGAATCAAATGTGAAACGACTGGCAGGAGAGGAACTTGAGATTACTGAGGAGCGCTATGCTGAGCTGGCTGACAATATTGCCAGCAACGGTGTCGCTATCTCAGATGTTCTTGAGAAAATCCTCCCTGAACCTGAGTTCTTAGAAGAGGATTGAAATGTCTATAGAGTTGCTGAAGAAATTAACAGGCGAAGAAGATACTCAGCTTCTCATGTTGCTCCAAACAAGGGCTACAAATCTTATCTTGTCAGAGACTAATCGCACATCTTTGACACCTGCTTTAAGTCTTTTAATACCTGAGGTTGCTATCGAGCTCCACAACCGCTCAGGAGCGGAAGGAGAGCGTTCTAGAACCGAAGGTGGTATAGCAGTAGTCTACGGAGAAAAAGGCCTGTCTACAGGTCTTCTACAGCGAATACGCATGCACAGGCTAGCAAGGGTGGCAGGTCATGTTTTTGAAGCAGAGTAGACTGAAACCTTATCCAATGCGACGGTTTGAAAAGACTGTCACAGAGGAAGGTGTCGTAAAAGAAGGATATGCCAAGGAAGCTGAGACAGTCCGCCTTGAATTGTGGCCAGCTAGTAGCAAGCTACAATCTGAATTGTATGGCGAGCGTGTCAATGATATCTTGAACGCAAATGCCAACAAGTCAGCTACTATCAAAGTGAAAGATGGTGTGTGTATCGATAGCCAGACGGAAGTGACTCACAGGGTTATTTCTAAAAAGGTCTACACACATCATCAAGTTTTGGAATTAGAGCGTGTCAAAGCTACTAGGGGCAGATAGGCTTATAGCTAAATGTAGACGATTGGCTAGCAAAAAAACTGGCGAGGATATCGTCTTACGTGCGGTACACAATGCTGCTATAAAAGTTGTCCAAGCTGATGCAAGAAGACTCGCACCAGCGAGAGATGGAGAGCTTATAATTAGTATCAAAACTAGAGCAAAAATGGACGGAGATAGGGCTATAGGTGAAGTTTACACTAATCTAAAATATGCTCCTTACGTTGAATTCGGAACAGGACCAAAAGGGCAGGCTAGCCATTCTGGTATCTCTCCAGAAGTCAGCGTGACTTACAAGTCTAATCCTTGGTATGTGCATGAAGACCAAATCAATGTAGGACCGTACCACTTTCAAAAAATTGGGGAGTTCTACAAGATGTATGGTCAACCTGCCCAGCCTTATCTTTATCCAGCTTTGAGAGACAATCAAGAGCGTGTGTCTAAGAATATTTCGAATTATGTCCGTAGAAAGATAAGAGAACAAATAAAATGATTAATATCAAGCCTGTTATTTATAAAGAATTGCAAAAGGTTGCAGATAATGTGACCGATACTTATCCTAGCGATTGGGAGACTTTCCCAGTCGTTATTTTTTTAGAAGAACAAAACAAGCCGGGTGATTGGTTTGATGACCAGGAACAAAAATCATCTATCCGCTATAAGGTGGATATCTTTGATGATACCAGCACTAGTGAGTTAGCTGTTAAAATCAATCAGATTTTTGAGTCTTTAGGTTTGCGAAGAACCGATTGCCAAGACGTGCCAGACCCGTCTCATTTGAGACATAAGGTCATGCGCTTTGAAGGTGTCGTTGATTTAGACTCAGAGCTTGTTTTTCAATTTAGAATGGAGAATTAAACATGTTAGCAAATGGAATTAAATTGGCCTTTAGTGAAACGAAAGGCAATTATCAGAATCTTGTAGGGCTTAAGGAAGTACCTGAATTTGGTATCGAGCCCGAAAAAGTAGAAAATACTACTCTTGCAGATACGGTGAAGAAGTACGAGTTTGGTATCGGGGACGCAGGAGAACTTGAGTACAAGTTCGCTTATAATAATTCAAGCGCAACAGCTCCTTACCGTGTATTACGTAAGGCAGCAGATGGCAAGAAAAAACTCTACTTTGAACAAACCTACCCAGACGGTACTAAGGTCAATTTTGAAGGTCAAGTATCTGTAAAACTTGGCGGTGGCGGTGTCAATGCCGTTATCGAGTTCACACTTAAGATTGCTTTGCAGTCTAATCTTACATTTACTGATGGTGTTGGAGGTTAATTAAATGGCGTTAAAATACACAACTTGGAAAGTTACTGACGAAAAAGAGTTGAAGCTACGTTTGACATCTCATCAAGCTGCAACTGTGGAAGAAAAAATCGGCATGAACTTGCTGAAGATTTTCATGCCTGAAGCTGGCGAAGAGTTCACTTTGCCACCTTTGAAAGTTATGCTGTTGTTAGTTCACGGCGCCTTGCAGCAGTATGAACATGGGTATTCCTTTGAAGATGTCTACGACCTATACGATGAATACGTGGATAACGGCGGAGACCAAACGACATTCATGACAGAGGTGTTGATGCCGCTATTTGAAGTATCGGGTTTTACTCCACGAGGAAGCAAGGACAAGAAAACTTCCAAGAAGAAAATGACAGTAGTCGAGTAATCTTAACGGTAACGCAGATTATTGAGAGGCTTTATCCTATGTTTTTAGACATCGGGGGCAAGCCTCTTGATTTTTGGGATTTAACGGTGCTTGAAATCAGAGACATGATAGAAAGCTACAACCGTGTCAAAATCCAAGAGCGTAAAGAGAAGATTATTGACTCTTATAGACTTTCGCAGATGATATCTAACCACGTTTCCTTATTGTTATCCAAAGATGCCAAGGTCTTTGAGTTCTGGGAATATGCGCCTGAGTTATTTGTAGAAGAACAGCAAGCGGTAGAACAGGAACGACAGAGACAAGCGTTTTTGCTACATAAGGAACGGATGCGTGAATTTGCAGAAAGACATAATCGAAAAAGGAAGGAGGAAGTAAATGGCAACTCTTGATGAATTGAAAGTCATGATTGACGCTGAGATAGCGCCTTTCAGGAAGAAGATGAAAGAAGTCGAGAATCAGGTCAAAGGAACATCTGACCAAGTGAAGAATGCCACTGCCAAAGTTCGTGAACAGTCGAACTCTATCGGTAGTGCGTTTGGTAAGCTAGCTAAGTTCGCTGGTTTTGCAATCCTTGGTAAGAAATTACTTGATGTTGGGATGTATTCAACGCAGACTGCTCTTGAAGTGTCAGCGGCTATGAACCAAATCAAGCGCCAGATGGGCGAGAGTTCGCAATCTTTCTTAAAATGGGTTAACGATAACGCCAACGCTATGAATATGGGGGTGGGTGAGGCGACCAACTACGGTGCAGTCTACTCAAACTTATTTTCTGGATTTATAAAAGATACCAACAAGCTAAGCGCCTATACCGCTAAGATGCTGCAGACCTCGGCAGTTGTTGCGGAAGGCTCAGGGCGCACGATTACAGACGTTATGGAGCGGATTCGCTCAGGTTTGCTAGGGAACACCGAAGCGATTGAGGATCTAGGAATCAACGTCAATGTGGCTATGATTAAGTCCACTGAAGCTTTTAAACGTTTCTCAAATGGTCAAAGTTGGGACCAACTCGACTTTCAAACCCAGCAACAAATCCGTCTTATGGCTATCCTGGAGCAAGCTACAGCCAAGTATGGAGATACCTTGTCTAATTCTGTAAATGGTCGTATCAGCCTGTTTAAGTCGCTAATGAAGGACGCAGCATTGAACCTTGGTAACTCTATGTTACCGATTATCAATGCCATTATGCCTGTCTTGAACTCTTTTGCTATGGTTTTGAAGAACGTTACTGCTAAACTCGCTGAGTTTATCGCTTTGATGTTCAACAAGAAAGCAACAGTGAAAGATGGTGTTGGTGGAGCAGTTGGAGACATGGGTAACGCCATGAAGGATGCTGCAGGCGGAGCAGGAGACCTTGCTGACGCAGTAGACGACGCTGGAGATTCAGCAGGAGGACTTGCTGACAATCTTGGAGACTCCGCCAAAAACGCTAAGAAGGCTGCTAAAGAGTTGCTAGGTCTTTTGGGATTTGATGAGATTAACATCTTGCAAAAACCAAAAGATGACGACGCAGGCGGTTCTGGAGGCGGTGGCAAAGGTGGTAAAGGAAAGGGAGGCGGTGGCGGACCTTTCAAAGACATCTTGCCAGAAGTCGAGTTGACCGACATGGACAACAAATTCAAGAGCATTTTTGATGGTCTTGGAGATAAGCTCAAAGGGTTGTTTGACCCCTTCAAGAAAGGTTTTGATGCAGCATTTAGACCAGAAGGTATAGAACGCATTAAGACTGCCTTAGACCAAATAGCTAAGACAATGGGAGAAATCGCCACTGACCCAAGGGTTGTGAATGCCTTTAACCGAATGGCTGAGAAAATTGCTTATGCTTTAGGGCAAGTGACAGGCTCAATAACCACTATCGGGCTAGGTATCGGTGTTTTCCTTGCCGAAAGTATTGCAAATGGCCTTGGAAGGCAAAAAGAACGCATTATCAGGGCGCTAGTCGCTTTGTTTGATAATGTTGGTAACCTTTCCGAGGCAGTAGGAAACATAGCTCAGGACTTTTCTAGTGCTTTCTACGACGTCATTACCTCAACTGGTGCGGTTCGTATCGGTAGCGCTATTGTGTCAACTCTGTTGAGTTTGACATCTACCATTGTTGAAGTTGGTAGTAAATTAGCAGGAAGTTTGTTTAAAGGTTTTGAAAAAGTCGTTGTGATAAGCGCTCCTAAAATTTCATCAGTCTTCCAAAGTTTATTAGATACTGTTGCGCCTGTATTTGAGAGCATTGAAAGGTCTGTTAACAAATTTGGCGATGGCTTAAGTCGTGTTTATGATGAACATGTAGTCCCTGCTATTAACTCTATTGCTAATGCTTTTAATGGGCTAATTGACATTATTCAAATACTTTGGGAAGGAAGTTGGAAGCCTTTTGCAGAGTTCTTGTCTAACACATTTGGCATAAGTATTGAAACCGTCGCTGATTTACTAGGCGGTATCATACTAGAGGCATTGAAGTTACTAGCTGATACAATCAAGCTAGTAACCGATGGTTTTACTGCTTTTTCAGATTGGTGTAAAGAAAATAAAGAGATTATCTCCACAATCGCTAGTGTGATTGGTACGCTTGCAACCGTGTGGCAAGGAATTAAGTTCTTGTCTTGGGCTGAACAAGCTGGAGGACTTGCAGGGGCATTCGAATTATTAAGTAGTAAGGTTTCCTTTATTGTTAGCGGAATTAAAAATCTTGGACTAGCTTTGAAAGCTTTGACATTTGATAAATTGGTCAGCTTCGGAGAAACCATCTATTTGAATGCGTTGTATGCAAAAGATTTTGTTGTCAATTCAGGTAAAACAATTGCACAGCTAGGGAAAACTGCTTTAGAACTTGGTAAATCAGCTCTAGCATGGACTGCTCATACAGCGAAAATGGGATTAGCAACCGCGGCGGAATTTGCACATTCTGTTGCAGCAGGAGTCGCTACAGCTGCAACATGGACTTTTAATGCAGCGTTAGCAGTTTTGACAAGTCCAATAACCTTAGTTATTGCAGCAATCGCAGCCTTAATTGGTATCGGTGTCTTGCTCTACCAAAATTGGGACACTGTTGTTGAGTTTGCTAAAACTGCATGGCAAGGACTATGTGATTTTATCAGTGGTATTTGTCAAGCGATTGGCGAATTTTTCAGCGGTCTATGGACGAAACTACAAGAAATCTTTGAGCCGATAGGTCAATGGTTTGGCGAGAAATTCCAGCAAGCATGGGACGCCATTGTAAACATATTCTCTGGTATCGGAGAGTGGTTCTCTGGTGTATTCCAAGGTGCATGGGACGCTATCGTTAATATCTTCACACCAATCGGCTCATGGTTCGGACAACGTTGGGCAGATGTGACTAGTGCGTTGGCTAATATCGGGGCATGGTTTACTGACATGTTCCAAAAAGCATGGACTGGCTTAACAAACATCTTTAGCAAACTAGGTTCTTGGTTTGGCGAGAGATGGAACGATGTTACAAGTGCACTTTCCAAAGTAGCAAGCTGGTTTGGCGATATATTCGGAAAAGCTTTTGACGCTGTTAAAAATGCCTTTAGCTCTATCGGAGACTTCTTTAAAGGCGTTTGGGATACTGTCAAAAGTATCTTCGTTAATGCTGGTCAGATGGTCGGCGAGGCAGTAGGTGGAGCGTTTAAGAGTGCGGTCAATGCGGTTCTTGGAACGATTGAAAATGTAGTCAATGGCTTCATCGGAATGATTAATGGAGTTTTAGGCGTTGTCAGAAACTTACCTGGTCTAGGATGGGTTGGTAGTGTAAGTACAGTTAGCCTCCCTCGTCT